CGTTTGGATGTCCAGAGGCGCGATGAAGAAGCGCTTCCCGCAGCACGCCGACGCCATTCAGTTATTTGCGTACCAAGACGGTAAGGGTATTACGGTACGAAATGACGATCCTGCGAAAACCGAGATGCGGGGAGAGATTTTCGAGATTTGGTGCAAGGCCACGAAGCGAGTACATTGGATCGCGCGGGGCTACGACACCATGCTCGATGAAAAAGACGATCCGTACCAGCTTAAAGATTTCTATCCGTGCCCGAAACCACTTCTGGCGAACAAAACGAACAAGAAATTCATCGGGCGTGCCGACTATACGATGGTGCAGGATCAGTATCAGCAGCTCAACAACATCAATATCCGGATAAACTACCTCGTCGATGCGTGCAAGGCCGTCGGGGTCTACGACAAGACGGCCAAAGGCGTCGAAAGAATGCTCAATCAGGGAGTGGAAAACCAACTCATCCCTGTGGACAATTGGGCCGCATTCGCCGAGAAGGGCGGCGTTAAAGGAGTCATCGATTGGCTCCCGTTGGAAGTCATCATTACCGTCATCGAGAAGCTGCGCGAGGCGCGCAGCGACACGATTCAGCAAATCTACGAATTGACGGGTATTTCCGACATCATGCGTGGTGTCACCAACGCCCGCGAGACCTACGGAGCCCAGAAACTCAAGGCGCAGTACTCTAGCTCGCGCCTACAGCTCTATCAACAAGAGGTGGCCGAGTTCGTGGCGGAGGGGCTTGTCATTAAAGCTCAGATTATCGCCAACCACTTCCAACCAGACACCATTTTTAAGAAATCCTTGATCGAGTACACGCCAGACGTCATGTACGCGCGGCAGGCGATTCAACTCATCAAGGACAAGCTCATGTTGATGTATCGCATCAACGTGTCCGCGACCCAGATGTCGCTGCCGGACTACAATGCCGAAAAGCAGAATCGACTGGAGTTCGTCGAAAAGATGGGCCAATTCTTCGGCCAGATGGCGCCGATCCTGGAGAAGGCTCCCACGGCAGCGCCATTCGCTCTCAGAATGCTTCAGTGGGCGGGGGCGGCGTTCGACACTCGCGGAGGCGTGGAAACGCTGTTCGACAACTACATCCGCGAGGTGGAGAAGACACTCAGCACCCCACCTGCCCCTCCGCCCGATCCGACGCTCCAAAAGGCGCAAATCGACGCGAAAAACAAGGTCGACATCGCCCAATTCGACGCCAAGAGCAAGGAAACGCTTGCCACCATCGACGCGAACGTGCGGTGGCAGATCGCCCAACTTGAAGCTCGCACGGAGAAGGAAATCGCGGGCCTCAAAGTTGATTCGGATCAGCAAATCGCGAATAATGCCAATATCAAGGCGTTTGGCGAAGAGGCTAAGGGCCTCGATGAGGAGCGCCAGAAGCTTGAGTCGGACCGCCGTGACTTCGAAAGCATGGCGGAAATCACGGAAGTCCAAGTCAAGTCTCTCGTGGATGCTGCCCTGCTTGAAATCGAGCGTTTGGGCCTGAACCATGAGGCCAAGACGAAAGATGCAATCGCGACGGCCGAGCGGAAGAATAAGGAGGCCGTGACGACCTCCGAGAAGGACAGCTCGGCTAAGGAAGTTGCAGCCCTTCAGAAGATGCACCGTGAGATGGTCACGGCTGTGAACGAAGTAGCGTCCCATCTGAAAGAGATGAAGAAATCCAAGCCGAAGTCGGTAGCCATAGAGCTTCCCGACGGCAAGACGGCGTCCGCTACGATCACAGAGGAGACTAAGTAATGGCTGCTTTCAACAAGATTCAGGACTTCGTGGAGCAGCTTGGCCTCGCGGTCCACAATCTCAACACCCACACCTTCAAGGTCGCACTCAACCGATCCGACGCCGCCGCAGGAGCGGGTTCGGCAGTCCAGGCGACCGACACCATCCTCGCGAATATCGTCCAGCCGACGGGTACGGGGTATGCGCCGATCGATGTGCTGAACACATGGGCAGAGTCGGGCGGCACGGGCACCATGACCGGAACGAAGGCTGTATTCACGGCCGGAGCCGGCGACTGGCAGACCTTCCGCTACGTCGTGCTCTACAACGACGATGCCACCTCTCCAGCCGATGCACTCGCCGGCTATTGGGACTACGGCAGCGACCTTCAGCTCAACAACGGAGAGACGTTCTCCGTCAAGTTCAACAACAGCGACACAACCGGAACGATTCTCACTATCGCGTAGGAGAAAGCATGGAGCAAGGCGACAAGCGGAAAGAGTGCTGCCGGGACGAGAAAAATCTCGGCCCTGTGGTCCAGGAACGGAAGGATCTCACCTATCGCAGATGTCAGGTCTGCCAGTGCCGTCACTTCGAGTTGACGGTAGAGCCGGGCAGGCTCGGTTTGCGAGGTGGACAAGTAGGAGGTTGAAATGCTTGGACTTCGCGCGAATGTCGACGACCTGATCATCAATATCGGCACTGCTGCCAATATTGAAATCAGTCGTAACGTTATCATCGCAGATAGCGCAGGCCCTCCGGCGATTAAGGCTATTCCAGATCTCGGCACTCTTGGAGATCAGACGGGTACTGGCGATGTAACCATTGTCGACACTAGCGGTGGGACATCTGGGGATACGTGGAACGTTCAAGATTGCTGCATCGCCAACACCCACGCGAGCGCAAGCACTCTTGTCAAAGTACGAATCGACGACGGCACGAATTCTTCGCAGAAAACCCAGGCGACGCTACTGCCGGGCGAATCGCTGACGCTGCTGGAATCCGGCCTGTGGATCCATCAGGACGCGAACGGCGGGATTTACCCGGCGTCGTTCAATTCGATCAACGTCCAAGTGTTCACAGCGAGCGGCACGTACACCCCTACACCGGGGATGAAACATTGCATTGTCATTGCTACAGGCGCAGGAGGTGGTGGAGGAGGCGCGGATAATGACGCTACATCTGGAGCGACTGGCGTTGGCGCAGGGGGAGGTGCCGGAGAAACTCGCATCGGCTTCTTCACCGCGGCCACTATCGGCTCATCGCAGACAGTTACTCTCAACGCGGCTGGTACAGCAGGCTCAGCCACAAACGGAGCAAATGGTGGCGCTGGTGGTTCTACTACGTTTGGTTCCTTAATTACCGCAAATGGTGGATCAGGCGGGACAGGCTCTGGCAATAGCGCCATTGACGTTAGCGGAACCGCAGGAGGTGCTGGAGGCACTGGCGGTTCCGGGGGCACGCTTGCCATCGATGGAGGAGATGGTGGTGACGGCTTCGGAATGTCGGTGGACGGGACTACGGACGTCAGTGGTGGGATGGGGGGCTATGGTGGAAATTCCTTCTGGGGAGGTGGGTCTCGCGGAGCGATCCAAATCAGCGCAACTCTCACCAACGCCGCCAACACGGCTGGAGTAGCCGGAAAAGCATACGGCTCGGGCGGCAGCGGCGCTGTCAGCACGAACTCCGTGACGGGTGCCGCTGGTGGCGCGGGCAAGTTGGGAGTCATACTGGTTATTGAGTACGTTTGAAATGCCTCAAACTGACATCTCGCCGCACGCACGCATTCAGGCGATACTTCTCTTCGACGGTGTCGGCAATGCCGGGGCAGTGAACGGCGAAACTCGTACGATCACTGGTCTGCAAGTCAACAACACGGCTGAGCGACGGGTCGATCTCAAGATCGAGGAGGAGTCAACCAAGCGCTCATTCGGGGGCTCAATCAGGGGTGGGCAGACCCTAAACGTTGAGGCGGTGCCGAACTACACGATTACGTGGAACGCAGCGAGAGGATTCTGGGACGGCCTGAATATTCACTGGGTGATGCCGCCGCACAATGGCTAAAAAGATGCCGTTCCTACGAGCTAATAGCTCGGTGCTGTCAGGAACTCGGACGAATACGACTATCACGGCACCGGCTGGGATCAAAGACGGCGACATCCTGCGGATCTACTTCGAGTTGACCGCGGATCCAGGGCCACCCGTCAGTGTGACGCCGCCCTCTGGCTTCGTCGAGCTTGCCTCCGACGATACGCTGAACGCGCTGGGAGGAAGCGGTGTAGGCGATCTTCGCGCGCGTATCTGGGAGAAAGTGGCGCTTAACGAGTCCGGTGACTACACTGTTACTCACAACAACGCCAGCAGTATTGCCTATATGGAAGTCGTTGCGAACTGCCTCGCGGCATCAGATTTCGCGGCGACCGAGAACCCGGTCAACGAGAATGGCACGAACTACACCGCGACTGGCGGGACGACGACGCAGCCTAATACGTGGGTGACGTTCTGCTCGATGTGCTGGGAGGATGGCTCGCCGTTTTCGCCTCCTTCTGGAAGTACTCCAACATTCACAGAGCTGTTCGATCCCGCAACTGGCTTTATGTACATCGCCAGCGGAGTTATGCTTTCGCCGGGCTCAACAGGCAATAAGACGGCGACGGGGAACTCGCAGGCGACGACCGGAGGGCAGGTGGGCTTTCTGACCAGTCTGCTTTCGGATTATGTACAGCCGGTGAGCGATCTTGACAGAAGAATCATTAACTTGATTTCCGATCCCAGCGGATACCTTAACAAGGTCAAATCTAGCAGGAATTGGTTCTAAATGGGCTTTAAGCTCATAATCGAGAAGTGGTTCAACCCAATTCTCGATCCGGCAGCGGGAACTCCAGGCGTTTACTCTATCAACGCCGAACCGGGCTCATTTACGATTACAGGATTCGCAGCGACTCTAGTCGCTGGGCGTATTATTGACGCCCAACCGGGATCCTTTGCGGTCACCGGATTCGCAGCAACACTCGCGAAAGGATATTCACTCGATGCCCAGCCCGGAGTCTTCATCCTCACCGGCTTTGCAGCGACCCTCCTTGCTGATCGTAGCATCAACGCCGTTCCGGGAAATTTCGCGATTACAGGATTTGCTGCGACGCTCGCGAGAGGGTTATTCCTCGATGCGCAGCCGGGAGAGTTCACCGTCACTGGTTTCCAAGCTGACCTCTTGGCTGGAAGATCTATTGACGCTCAAGTAGGCTCTTTTGCGATCACCGGCTTCTTGGCGGGCCTTCTCGCAGACCGTAGCATCAATGCGGAGCCGGGGTCGTTCACGATTACGGGCTTCGCGGCCGATCTTGTATACACGGCTGGAACTCCTGGAGCCTACGTTCTTGACGCTCAGCCCGGAGTCTTCCTACTCACGGGGTTTGATGCGTCCACCGTAGCTGATCGTTTTATTAATGCTGCGCCTACGTCTTTTACGATTACCGGCGCTGATGCTACGTTTGTCGTAGAGCGCAGCATTTCCGCGGATTTCGGCACCTTCACGGTGACCGGATTCCCGGTGGAGTTTGTCGCGCCCACACCCATCGAAGTCCCGAGGGTCGGTGGCGGATTTTATGAGTTGATGTATCGCCGAAGAAGAGAATATGAAGAAGAACACGAAGAGCCGAAGACGGCCGTTCGGGATGCGATACTTGCAACTCTGGAAAAGCAGGGTGTGGAATTCACTCCCAAACAGGTCACGACGACAGTGGTGGCTGTATCACCTTCTATGGTGGAAGTGAAAGTCACACTGCCGCCCGTTACAAAGAGTCAACTTGATGCTATAATCGCGGCCATCCTCGTAGCGGAGCTTCTATGAAACGCAGATTCATTCAGCAGTTGGACGGAACTCTTGTGGAAGTTTCGCCTGATTTCGTGGCCGAACCACAGAACCATGATGGAGTTTTGTGGAACGATCGTGCCTATCAGGACGCGGGGGATTCAAGATTTAGTTCTCGCTCGCAGCACCGTGAGTTCATGAGGGCGAGGGGGCTAACGACCACTGACGACTTCAAGAATCAGTGGAGAACAGACGAGAAAAATCGTATAGAAGCACGCAAGGGAGTCGATCCGAGTCGCAAAGCAGATATTGCGAGAGCCATCGAGGTAGTGAACTCTAGGAGAAAATCATGAGCGATGTACGCGCAGACATCGAAGCAGCCCTGACAAGAGCCGAGGCGGCAGCGGCTCCGCAGCCCGAAGAAAAGCCGACCGAAGTCAAAGCGGAGGAAAAGCCCGCCGAAGAAAAGCCCGCTGAAATCAAAGCGGAGGAAAAGCCCGCCGAAGAGAAACCGGCAGAAGAAAAGCCCGCTGGAGAGCAGAGGCCAGCGGAAGAAAAGAAGCCAGAAATCAAGGCGGAAGAAAAGCCCGACGAGCAGAAGCCTGCGGAGCAGAAACCTGTCATCAAAGTTCGCCCGCCGGAAAGCTGGAAGCCCGCCATCCGGGAAAAGCACTGGACGACACTTCCTCTGGAGGTGCAGGCGGAAATTCATCGTCGCGAGCGCCAGATTGACATAGCGCTCCAGCAGTCGGCCGAAAGTCGCAAATTCGCCGAGCAATTCGGTGGACTTTTCGCCCAGCACAAGAACTTCATCGAATACGAGAAGACCCCGCCCGCGCAGATCGTCTCTAACCTATTCAACATCGCCAGCAGTCTCCGCTTTGGAGCCCCTGCTCAAAAAGCACAAGTCGCCGCGCAAATCATCCAGGGATTCGGTGTCGATGTCAAGCTTCTGGATCAGGCGCTGGCCCTCGTGGTCTCTGGCAATGGAGCTCCAGCGAACGGAGGTTTCGACCCCAACGCTCTGGACGCCGCCATCTCTCGCCACATGGCTCCGTTCCGTGATTTCATGCAAAACGTGACCACGCAACGTGAGAATGTGGTGAAGGACCAGAACAAAAAGATGGAGGACGAAATCAACACGTTCGCCAACGATCCGAAGAACGAATACTTCGAGATCGTCAAAGACACTATGGCCGATCTTCTGGATGCGGCGGCTAACCGCGGAGAGCAAATGAGCTTGCAAGTCGCCTACCAGCGTGCTATACTCGCCCATAGTGATCTCGCGGCCACAGTGACGCAAAAGGAAGTGTCCAAAGCGGCCTCGAATCTGAATGCTCCGGCTCAGAAGTCTCGCGAACTCGCGGGAATGAGCGTAACGGGAGCGCCGTCAGGTTCGGCCCCTTCCGCGAATGTGGACACAGTCCGGGGAGCCATCGAAGCCGCGATCGCGAAGCACAGTGGTCGGCAGTAACGGGAAGCCATAGGTTCATCCCGAGAAGGAAGCGAAGCCGAAAGGTTCATCGTAGAATAAGCAGTAAACGGCTTCTTTTCTAACAATCTCAGGAGGTAAAAGTGGCTTTCCCGAACGTCACGGACATCGTGGCATCGACCATCGAATCGCGTTCGAAGAAGATCGAGGACAACGTCCTCAACAACAACGCGGGTCTGGCGTACATCAAGAGCAAGGGGAACGTCAAGACCGTCTCCGGGGGCAGGATCATCTACGAGGAACTCTCCTTCGCCGAAAACGCGAATGCGGGCTGGTACTCGGGCTACGATCTTCTCCCGGTGGCGGCGCAAGACGTCCTCTCCGCAGCGGAGTTCTCGCTGAAGCAGTGCGCGGTTCCAGTCACCATTTCGGGCCTGGAACAACTCCAGAACGCCGGACGCGAGCAGATGATCGACTTGCTCGATTCCCGCGTTACTGTGGCCGAGTCGACCATGCAAAACATGATCGCCAACGGCTTCTACAGCGACGGCACCGGATCCGGCGGCAAGGAAATCGTCGGCCTGGACGCTGCCGTCCCTCTCGGCGCCGCCACCGGCCGAGTCGCGACCGGGCAGTACGGCAACATCGACCGCTCCCTGTGGGGTTTCTGGCAACCGTACACCCTCCGGGGTACGACCACCACCGCCGCGAACATCCAGGCGCAGTGGAACTCCATCTGGGCGCAGCTCGTTCGCGGCCGTGACCGTCCCGACCTCATCATCACGGATGCCGCGATGTGGGCGCTCTACATGGCGTCCCTCCAGGTGCTGCAACGGTTCACGGACCCGTCCAAGGCGAAGCTTGGATTCCCGACCGTGCAGTACATGGACGCCGATGTCGTTCTGGACGGTGGTCTGTACTTCCCGTCCTCGGCGTGGGGACCCGGCATGACGGTCAACACCGCGATGTTCCTGAACACGAAGTTCCTGAAGTGGCGCCCCCACGCTCAGCGGAACATGGTGTCGCTGAGCCCGAGCCGCCGCTACGCGGTGAATCAGGACGCGGAAGTTTCCATCCTCGCCTTCGCTGGAGCGCTGACCTGCTCGGGGCAAGCGTTCCAGGGCCGGCACCTCGGAACCTAACCGGAGACCTCCATGGCCTACAAGATCACCGAGCCGCAAATCGGCTTCCCGGCACTCAACGATGTCTCGACGTCCCAGAAAGTGCCTCTGGGTACGGTCGCGAAGATCAGCGACAACGACGAGACGGTGCCCCACGCGGGTGAAGTCATCTACCTCAAGGCCTCCGGCGCTTCGATCGTCGTGGGTTCTCTGGTGGATTACGACACCCACCTCGCGACCGCGGTTCTGGCTCCCGCCACCGGCGGCGTCGGCCCCGTGGCGGTGTCCCTCAACATCGTTCCGGCGGCCTCTTTCGCGTGGTTCCAGATCGTGGGACGCGCGGCGGTGAAGGCTCCGAACGCGATGGCTGCGGGCGCCGATGTGTTCTCGCTGGCGGCGACCCCCGGAAGCGTCGATGACGCGGCGGTGGCCGGCGAGCAGATCCTGGGCGCGAAGGTTTCGACCACGACCGGCACTCCGTCCTCGGGGCTGGCCTACGTCGAAATCAATCGTCCGTTCCATCAGGGCCAGATCACCTAGCCGTGTCGGCCCTCACAGGTATTCCCGGCGCAGACGGCCGTATCGTGGTCGCTGCGCCGGGAGTCCCTGCCGATTTTCGGCGAGGGATGGCCTTCGACGCTACAGGCGCGCTCTGCACTGGAGCATCCGCACCCGGCGGATTCAGCAATGGCTCTTGCATGATGGAGACCACTGGTCACGTCATGACTACTCTAGGAGCCATCGTTCAATACGTCGCAGGGCTTCCAGTGGATGCAAATGGAGCTCTTTGTGTCGAAGCTGCGGCGGCGGTATTTTTCGATCAAGGTGTTGGCTTCACAGCGGGTGGCCGAATTGCCATTGTCTAACACAGAGATGCTCGCCCTTGTCGATGCGGAGGCCGCAGCGCGTGAGTCAGTCCGTGTTGCGCGACAAGCGTTTAGAGCTGCAAGAGATCAGGTACCCATTCTGAAGCAACTTCTCGCAGACAAGAAGCTGGCCTTGGAGCAAGCCGAGGCGGCTTTGAAGATCGTCCAACAAGCGACTGAAGAGGGTATTCGCAAAAGAGCAAGTCCCTAAGCTTCCTGGGGATCAGGAAGCAACCGAATTGGACTAAGGTCCTGGAGACACGAAATGGCAATCGGTGAAGAGCTCGACTACGATCACACCGTACATACTCGCCAGCGCGGTGGAGATGACAAGCTGGCGATCCGCTTCTTCAAGAAAGCGCGCCCCAATCCCGAAAAGACGCAGAAAGAGGGGCGCCCCATCTTCGAAGAGGTAGACTTCATCCAAATCATGGTACCCGGAGATCGGACAAGCGTCATCGTTCGTCCCGTAGGCCCCGGCGACGAGGAGCGCTTCAGGCGCCAGTACGATCACTGGAAGACGACGCAGTCCAACGATCTCACCATCGGCACCCCGCTGGAGGCGTGGGGCGTCCTCAACATGGCGCAGATCGAGGAATTCCGCTATTTCGGCATCCGCACCGTCGAGCACATGGCAGATCTTCGCGATGACATCGTCGCGAAGATTATGGGCGCGACCATTCTGAAGCAGAAGGCGCGTATCTTCGTCGATGCGGCCAAGGCGGAGGCTCCGCTGAAGGCCGTGACGGCGGCTCTGGAGGAGCGCGACTCGCAGATCGCTGCCCTTCAACAGTCAGTGGCGGAGCAGGCAAACCTGATCAAGGAGCTTCGCGAGAAGCTCCCCGACTAAGGGAGGATCGACATGCCCTTCGAAGTTGCGGATCCGACTTACGGACAAGCGATTATCGAGATCAGCAAGTTCGTGGGGCATTCGATTCCTGCAGATCCTGCAGGCTCTACAGATCCAGCCCATCAACAAATGGGGGCTGCAATCAATCTTGCGCTTGAACAACTACTGACGTTCAATGAATGGCAGGAATTGACGAAGCGGGCGACCTTGTCTGTCGTGGCAGACTTCGAGGGGCAGCAGGAGAAAGGTTTCGATCTTCCCGAGGATTTTGACCGCTTTGTGGATCAGACACAGTGGTCTTCGAGATCTACAGAGCCCGCAGGTGGGCCGACTAGCGCTCAGGCGTGGCAGTCGTATATTGTTCGCAACATGGTGATGCAGTTGACGCTCTATTGGCAGCGTCGGCAGAGCCAACTCTGGTTTCTGTATCCGCCGCACCTGACCGCTGTGGACTTCGAGTACATCTACATTTCGAAGTGTCAGGTCGTGGACGCAGACAACCCCGCTCTCTTTAAGGATCGTGCATCCAAGAATGGAGACACGTTCCTCCTCGACAGCACCATGGTCAGACTTCTCGGCAGATATCACTATCTGACTTGGAAGGGCTTCGATACGGCGGCGGCCGACAATGATTTTACCCAGATCTTTGAAGCGCGTACGGGATCGAATAAAGGCGCGACAGTGCTCTCACTCTGCCGCCAGTATCGCGTGCCACTAATCAGCCCCATTTACTCCGTACCTGACACAGGATTTGGGAGTTGATGCTTCTCAAACCTACCGCGAAGAAGCATAAACGTCCTCAGGCTCAAATTCAGAAATGGGATTTGTTGCCCGCGCCCGTCAAAGGGTTGGACGTCACGCTTCCATTTTCAGATCAAGATCCACGCACAGGTCTTATCCTTGAAAATGTCATTTGCCGCCGTGCTGGAATTGAACTGCGCGGCGGGGCTGGGCGCTGGACTACGAATCTTGGCGGTGTCGGGGTAGACTCGCCCGTACGGTCTTTGGCCGGATATCTTCCGGAAAGAGGCACAGGTAGTGCTCAAACATCAAAACTCTTCGCTTTTTGCGAGGACGAAAAAGTTTACGACGTAACTTCTCAGACCGACGAAGCCACCGCACCTACGTCTGTTCTCACTATCGCAGGGCAGACAGAACCGGGCTACGTCAGCCATGTGAATTTCGCGGGGGTGGGGACAAATTATCTCCTTGTGGCAATTCCTGGAGTTGGGTACTACACTTACGATCACGTGGGTGGATGGGTAAATCGCACCGCCAGCGTTACGGGAGTGGCTCCAGGAATGTCTTCGGTAGCATTCGTCATGATTTGGAAGAAGCGCGTTTGGTTTCTTTTTCATAATGATACTCGCGCGTACTTCTTACCTGTCGGAGCGATCACAGGGGCGGCTTCGGAGTTTGATTTTGGGCCTAATCTTGCTCACGGGGGTACTCCACAGGTATTGGCCTCTTGGACTCGCGACAGTGGTGATGGAATAGATGATAATCTCGTCCTTGTGGGGTCGGGAGGAGATGTAATCATCTACGCAGGAACCGATCCGGCGGGAGCTTCGACTTTCGGCATGATTGGTCGGTGGTACATTGGACCGCCCGCTTCGGGGAGGCGCTTTGCCACGAAATATGGCGGGGATCTTGGCATTCTTTGTGAGAACGGTATTGAATTCATGTCTCGCCTTGTCGCCGCACAAGGCTTGCTAGATCCTGACGGCGAACAAGTCAATGCGGCCACTCGGCGATATAATGAAGTTATCGCCAATGATATTCGCAATACTCGAGGAGATTTCGGATGGCAAGCCATCCACACTACCTCAGAAGATTGCGTAATCATCATAACTCCCCACAATGCCGTAGCGGCTTCTTCAATTCAATATTGCTTTTCCACAATCCCTGCTGCATGGTCAACTTTTAGAGGAATTCCCGCCGCTACAGCAGAATTTTTTGAAGGAAATTTATTCGTTGGCACTCCGAATGGGACTATTCAGAGAATGTTTGATTCGGATAAAGACGACGTTCTAACCGATGGCTCTGAAGGAACGGACTTTGTAGCGAATATCCAAACAGCGTTCATACCGCCTAATGACGATAGAATGCGTCAAAAGATTCCGCAGTTGGTGATGACGATGTTTACCGCCCCAGAGCCGCCGTCTATTATCGCAAGAATTAATACAGAGTGGAGTGGCACGCCCCCATCTGGAACACTTACATTTCCTCCAAATGACAATGCCCTGTGGGACAGTGCCATTTGGGATGAAGCAGTCTGGGCAGGTCCTGGGAATACATATCTAGTCTGGGTTGGAGTTGTGGGTCTCGGCTGCTATGTTTCACTCAGTCTTTCTATTGTCGGTAAGCCGCGAACACTCTTCACTAGTTGGAAGATCATCTACACTCTCGGAGGATTGATGTGATTCTTACATCACGTAATCCGGGCGATCGTAGACTCCTTTTTGAATTCTTACATGAGAGTGAAATTCTCCTTTCGTGGTCGGACGATTTTCAAGCCTTTGGAGTTCTAAACAAGGAACTTGCGCTCAAGGCTGTTGTAGGCTACAATTCGTTTTGTCGGAGAACGTGCTCGATGCACGTTGCTGGGAAAGGACATTGGCTTAGTCACGAATTTCTGTTTGCGATATTCGACTATCCTTTCCGGCAATTGAACATCGTGCAGGTGTTTACGACGACAGCGGCTAACAATGAACGATCGCTGAAGCTGCAACGTCACGTAGGCTTCAAGCCTTTCGCCATCATTCCTCGGGGTTGGGATGAACAGACTGATTTGATCGTCTTAACGATGACCAAAGCAGGCTGCAGATGGTTAAAGGGACGACATGAGCAAAGGGAGCTCGCCTCCGCCTGCGCCTGACTATAGGGGCGCTGCGGAGCAGACTGCGCAAGGGAACAAAGAAGCACTTAATATCCAGACCTTTGCGAATCGACCGGACCAGGTCACCCCATGGGGAACCTCGACGTGGACTCCGACTTCGTCGGTGGACCCCTCCAGCGGGCAGACGGTCACGAAGTGGCTTCAAGAACAGAATCTTTCGCCGGAGCTTCAAGCTGCTCTCGCGAAGCAATTTCAACTTCAAGGGCAAAAGACCGATCTAGCCTCCGGGCAGATGGATCGTGTTGCGCAGGACTTCGAGCAGCCTTTCGATTGGATAAACTTGCCGCAGACTGGAGCCGCGCCCACGGCTCGAGAGATCGCCCCCACGACCAGCGGTTGGGATCCCAATGCTTTCGCGAAGCAGCGGGAGGAGTACACTCAGGCGGCGTGGGCTGCGATGCAGCCAGAGCATCAGCGTCAGGAAGAGGCCCTCCGTACGCGTCTGATGAACCAAGGTCTCCCCGCTGGCAGTGAGGCCTTCAACAACGAAATGAATCGTCTTCAAGGGGCGCAAAGCGCCGAGCGCTGGAATGCACTCAATGCTGGAATTACTCAGCAGAAGACGCTGAACGACATGATGTTGCAGAATCAGAGCCAAGCCTTTGGGCAGACTCAAGCTGCGGCGGGGCAGGGATTTCAGCAAGAGAAAGACTCCGCGGCGTATCAAAGCCTTCTCCGCCAGCAGGCGATCGCCGAACAGTCGCAGCGGCGCGGAATGTCTCTCAACGAGATGAACGCCATTCTCCAGGGACAGCAAGTCAACCCTGCATCCATGCCGAGTTTCACCGGAGCGGGACAGGGGCAAGGCCCGAATTATCTCGCCGCCGCGCAAGGTCAAGGTCAGTTTGATATGTCCAGATATGCCGCCGATCAAGCGCAGGCAGGGGCGACAAACGCAGGACTCGGCTCATTGGCGGCAATTGCTGCCTACGCGATGTTGTCCGATCGCCGACTCAAGAAGAATATTCGGCGTGTCGGTAAGCTACCCTCGGGTATCCCCGTCTACACATTTGAGTATCTCGATTCCAACGAAATGTTCGTTGGGGTCATGGCGGACGAAGTTCTTCCCATCATCCCGGAGGCCGTCATCCTCCGCCCGGACGGGTTCTATATGGTGAATTACGCGCAGCTTAGATAGCGGAGACGACAATGCCCTACGGACCAGGAACTTACGGACCTGCCCCGATCGAAGATCAGAAACAAAAACTTCGGGAGTCGGGACTTTCTGAGGATTTGATTAATCAGATTCTCGGCATGTCTTCGAATGATCCTGCCAATCTCAGTAAGATGTACGAGATGAGCGCGTACCTTCGCCGAGGCGCCTTCTCCCCGCCAGCAAACCAGAGCATTCCTGGAGCTATTGCTCAAGGTCTCATGGGTGGAGTCGCCGGAATGCAAGACAAGCGATACGCCGATGCCGTCCGCAACTACGAGAAGCAGGGAATGGCCGGACGACGGGCATGGTTCGAGCGCTTCCGTAGGCGCGATCAGCAAAATCCGTTCAACTATTACCCCGAAGTAGGCGCCAGCGGCGAGGATCACGAGTATGGCTGACAACCCCTACGACGCACGAGTTCTACGGTTGACTGCGGAGCTGGATAAGCTTCGCGGGACTCCCGTGGCTCCTCTGTTTTCCCCTGCTGAGGTCGCTCAGATGGAGGAGAAGCGTCGTAGAGACGAAGAGCTTGCCATTCTGGGCAAGCTCTCGGGAGACAAAGCGTTGACAGCAGTTTCTCAGCCCTTGCTCACACAGGCGCTCGCCGCCAGTCAGCCGCGCTATACGGAGCACGGGGTCTACGATCCCAAGGAAGGCAAACTTCGGGTGTTTCCCGAGTACCAACGCCGCCTCGATGAAACTCGCCTTCAAGGCGAACTCGGACGCGCTGAATCCGCACAGGCGGCGTTCACAGGCAGGGCCGAAGAAGCAGAGCGCGCCCGTGTGTTCCGTGAATCGGAAGCGGAGAAGACGCGTTTGGCCCGTGAAACTCTTCAGGCTCAGCAGCAAGCGTTTCTCGCCCCGTACAAAGACGCGACGGCGCGTCTTCAAGACGCTACCAGAAATTTGACGGATCTTCGCGCCCGTATCAAGGCACAAGAGGAAGGACGCGGCAAAGCACTCACTGGTCAACCCTACAAAGACATGAAGAAAGCGGGGGAAGATCTTGATGCTCTTGATCTCATTGAGAAGAAAGTTACCAAGGATTTTGCGGGTGGTACCTCTCAAGGAGTTACTTGGCTGGGTAAGACCCAAGACGCGATTGCCTCGGCCGTCCCCGGCTTCGCTCCAGATCAATGGGTTAAGAATCGTGACTCTTGGGCAATTCTTCAAAGGCTCCAGGAGATGAAGGCGCGGTACGCGCTCTTCGGTGCGACTCTTACGGGTAACGAAAAGAGCTCGTGGGAGGCAGTCACTCCGCCGCGCGGCCTGAACAATGAACAACTCAAGGGATGGTTCGACGAGCAGAAGGGGCTGATTCACCGAGCAATTGCTAACAACGCCGAGAGTCTGGCGCAAGGCGGGTTCAACAAGGAGCAACTGGAGACCTTCACTCGGGGTCTGTACAAGGCTCCTAAGAAGAACAAGGTGATGATGTGGGATCCCAGCAAGAACACCTTCGTTGAGGTCGAAGAGTAATGGCCGACAAATCCTACAAGAGCAGGATGATCCTCGGGGATCAGGAATTGCGGTTCCCGATTGAGACCCCTGACGAGGAAATCGAGGCCATCGTACAGCGTTTTGAAGCCGCTAGGACCAGCGGAGGAAAGGGTAGGGGTGGCAGTACCGCCCCCGGTGCTGGCGGCGGTCCTGACTTGTCTGGACAAGCTGCAAGCACATCCACAAAGGTGGTTACACCCTATGTGACCGGCAACCTCCCGGCTACGCTGAAGCAGATGGGTGAAGAATCCACAGGCACGGAGAAGTTCGGCCTGGGACTGGCTCAATCCGGTTCTCGGACTGCTCGCGGATTGATGATTCCGCAAGCTCTGCGCGCTGCGGGCGTTCCTTTAGATCCTCAAGGCGACGAAGCTCTCGATCAAGCGGCTAAAGGAACGGGCTGGCAGGGAACTGTCGGTGACCTCACGAGCTCTCTCGCGCAGTCCGTAGGTCCGGGAGTGCTCGCCAGCCGTGCTTCGGCCGTACGGAATTTCGCTGCGGCTAATCCTCGGATTGCGTCTTATGTCGCCGCTCCGGCGGCTTCCGCTGTCCAGACGGCGGCGATGACTCCTGGAGATCTGGAGGAGCGTGCGAAAGCGGGAGGTACTGCCGCCGCACTGACTCTTCCCGCGACTTTTATCGCCCGACAATTTGCTCAGCCGCTCAAGATGAGCGAAGCGGGCCAGCACATCAAAGCGGCTACGGGAGAGACCCCGCCCGTTCACGTAGGTGCGGAGAGCAAACTCGTGCGAGATGTGGGGCAATTCGTCAAGGATGTTCCCGTGGTGGGTACTCCGCTTCTTGAAGGAGAGAAGCGCGTATTCGATTCTGGAGTCAAGCAACTCTGGGCCAGTGCCACTCCTCCGGGAAAGCCCAACCTTCTTTCGGCAGGCGGAGAGGTCAAAGCGGGCAAGCTCTTCCAAGATCTGGAGCAACAATTCGATGACACTTACAAGACGTTACTCACTGGACATCGCATTCCGGTGAATAACAAAGATCGCGCGGCCATCGTCAATCTCATCGATAAGAACCTTATCCCTGAGGATGCGGCAGCGGTACACAAGTTAATCACTCCACGCTTCCCGAAGGGCAATCATATCGGTGGAGAATCGTGGCAGGAGCTCCATGACATCATCCGCCAACAGGCTTCGCGCGTCAAAGAGGGCGATACGATCAGCGAGAACGTCGCGGAAGTGTACAAGAAGATCGACAAGTATCTCATCACGATGCGCAACCGAGGAGTCCCGCGCAATGTCGCCAGACAACTCGATGAGACCGACCGTGCCTTCGAATCCCGTCGTATACTTGAAACTGCGATCGCTCTACCGGGAGGAGAGAAAGGGCTCACGCCCAGCATGCTCGCCAAGGCCCTTCGCGACCGTACATCCGATCGGGGTCTTGCCCAAGGTCAGGGAACGAACCAGCAACTCATCTACCCCATGGCTGAAGCTCTTGGCGATATGGGTGAGAGAAATACCGCGCAGGCTCTCTGGGGCCTACGACGATTGGCGATTCCGACGGCTGCTGCGGGTCTTGCAACAGGATCCCTCCCAATGGCGGCGGTTCCCGCCCTCGGCGTAGCAGGAACAAGTGTTCTGGGGGCGGGTCGTCGGGGAGCAAACGTGCTGTTCGGGAATACCGGGCCGCAGAAGAATCTCGCTCGCTGGTTGAGAGAACGTCCACAAGACATTCCGCTGACGGCAGCGGGAATCGAACTACAGAGTCAGGAGTAAACAATGCCCCGCAACGCTTCTGGAGCCTATACACTTCCAAATCCGGATGTAATCACGGATACAACTATCGAGTCAAGCGATGAGAATGCGACTCGCAACGATATCGAAACGGAACTTACCAGTTCGCTGGATCGCAGCGGGCGTGGGACGATGTTGGCGGCGCTCAAAATTACAGATGGCACGGTTGCTAATCCAGGAATAGCTTTTGCTTCCGATCTTGATAACGGATTTTTCCGCAATACCACCAACGATTGGAGTGCAGCGGCGGGCGGAACTGATGTTCTCCGCTTTACTTCTTCAGGAATCTCCTTTCCTGTAGGAGTTACTTACGGAGTTCAAACCATCGCGCAGTTCACGGCAGATCAAAATGATCTTGCAGTCACTGCGCCCATGGTTCGCACATCAGCAGACACCACTCTGCGAAGCGTCACTGGCATCTCCGGCGGGGCAGCGGGGAAAGTCATTACCCTCCACAACGTGGGTACGAGCCCCTATATTCTCAAAGATGAAAACGCAGGGTCATCTGCAGCAAACCGATTTGCACTCACACGAGATTACGTTGTTAATCCAGACGGCGTAGTTGCTCTTCAGTATGACGCTACCAGTCTTCGTTGGCGAGTAGTGGGTCCTGAAGGTATTCCTGCCGGTGTGATGTTGGATTTCGGAGGTGCGAGCGCCCCCGCAGGATACCTTCTCTGTGATGGTTCAGTCATCACTCGTGCTTCTCAACCTGCTCTTTTCGTAGCTATCGGTACGACATGGAATACGGGTGGTGAAGCGGGTACAGATTTCCGCCTTCCAAACTTCCAACGACGCGCAGCGGTTGGTTCCGGAGGAGCCGGAACTGCTACTCTTGGAAATGCCGTCGGTAACGTGGGAGGGTCGGAGACGGTTACGCTCGCGCTCTCAGAAACCCCGGCCCACTCCCATGGAGGTACTACCGGCGGTCAGAGTGCGGACCATACCCACTCGGGAACTACAGGTACGGTCAGTGCAGATCACACGCACTCTTTCACGACTTCATCTGATGGAGCACATACTCACGATGTAACCGTCCAGCTAAGCGCAGGCGGAGTGACCGGAGTTCAAGGGACTGAAACAGGCTCTGGCGCGGCGAATATTGCGAATGCTGCGGTGTCAGCAGGGACTCACCAGCACACGGGAACGACCGGAGGAATTAGCGCGAACCACACGCACGCATTCACTTCAGGAGGGGTAAGTGTAGGACACACTCACACGATTGAATCGGAGGGCGGTGGCGGGGCTCACAACAACCTTGGTCCAAGAGCAATTGTCACCAAAATAATCAAAACATGAGTGTGGAGAACGATCCGGGCTTTTGGAAGTGGTTCGCGGGGATGATTCTCGGCGGAGTCGGCGCGGCCTTTGGCGCATGGAAATTCTTTGACGCCAAGCTGGAGTTGAAAGCTGACAAAACTGAAGTTCAGGACGCGATCACAGAAATGCGAGAGGAAATCACACTTCAGCGTCAACACGTCGCAAAGATATTCGATCAAATGCGCGAGAATGAACAGCGCAGCCAAGATCGATATGAGCGACTAATGGAACGACTCTCAGGAGGGAGTGCCAGATGAAAGCTTTACTGCTCGCAATCGCCTTTGTATTTCTCTCGGGCTGCGCTACGCTCAAAGACGTAGTTTGCCCGAAGCTTCCGGATGCGCTGAAAGGACTTTGCGAATGAAGTGGCTAAAGAATGTCTTGGTCGGATTCGATCAGCTAGCAAATGCGCTCTTCGGTGGTGACCCCGATGAGACCATCTCCTCCCGATGCGGCAAACGCGAACAAAGCTCGCGCTTCTGCAAATGGCTCTGCCGCCAGCTTCACAAGATCGATAAGCGTCACTGCCCAGACTCTATCGAGGGAGATGAAGGCAAGGACGCAATCGGCTATTAGTCCAGCCGCCAGCCGAGGAACACGGGGTGTCGCGGAAGATCTTTAACTCCCACGGGCAGGTATTTGAACTTAGCCTGCTTGCCGTGATACTGTTCCTTGCGATTCCATATATCGATTCGCTCTGCGTCTGTAAAGCCTGTCCCGATGTTGAAGAGCTTCCCCTCCCACTCGACAATCAGCGCGCCGAGCCGCCCCATGGGAACGAGGTTGGCTTGGTGAGAACTCCGCGATTGGAACCCAAGCTCATTGATTTTGGCGACGTTCCCATTATGCATCAACTCTTCGAACCCGACGACCGTCCCTTCACTATCGGAAAACCGCTTGAGCTTCATTAGATAGCCCTGGGAGAGAGTACTCCTCCCGTACTTGTAGGGACTATCGGGTTTCCGCAGCATGATCCCTTCGTAGCCCGCGCGCAGCGCGACTTCTTCCAGATTCAGAAGTTCGAGCTCCGAGTTGATAAGGGTCTGCGACAGGCGCCACTCTTCATGGACGCACTGGAGACGCTCCGTGTACGGAAGGTCGGGGTATTGCAGGTGATCGAACACCATGAAGTTCGTCCCTTGCGGGAGAACATCCTGCGACATTACGCAGGACATCGTGCGCCGGTAGACGTCAGGAGAATTGGGCGGGCCGGTGACAAGCTCGCCGTCGTGAAATTCCAGGTGCTTGAACATTTCCTGAATGTAGATATTCGGAATAGGTTTGCGGTTTCTGGAGAGCACTACGCCCTTCTCGACAAACGCACGAATGCCATCAAGTTTCGTGCTTGCTAGGAGGGGGTAGCGGAGGATCGAAGTGTCCCCTATTGACGCGGCCAACATTGGATTCATCTAAACCTCGTTTTTAGAATCATTTCGAATTGTTCGGACACCGGGCCAAGGCGGACTACATCTTCCGGCTTCAACTCCAAGCCAAAGAGATGTTCAATACGGGTAGCATGTACGATTGCTCTATTGTCCAGCTTATGTTCGTGCTTGTAGTTCAGAAATTGAGCGTGGTTACCACCGATGGCTATCTTCCTACGAGGGCGCTCAACATGAACTTCTTCGCACCCCTCTATTGGTCTGCCGACATAGGGCTGCATGTGAATGAGGCCGTGCTCGACGTTCTTGCAGAGAATCATAAGATCATGCTCAAAGATGATCGCTACGATTCCTGCTTCAGCTACACCGGATTTGATTCTTTCCTGGACGCACTTTCGGCAGTGCAGATAGAAAATGTCTTCCACAAGTAACTCCCTTTAGAATTCGTGAGGGGATCGTCCGTTCCTGCTCCCCTCGGTACAGGCAAAGGGCGCTCCGAGACCAGAATGGCGGGCGGCGCGGTGCCGTTGTTCGCTGGTGAGAGTCTCGAAGCCCACGACGGACTCGCAGTTGTGGCGCCTCACCTTACAGAAATATGGTACCACAGTCACTAATTCCTTGGCTACTTCTTATTGACGGGGTACATGATGTCAAATACTTCCAGGTACTTCTCGCAGAAGTGATGCGCCTTCTTGATGTCCTCTTTCTTGTTCTTCAAGTGAGCGCGCTCCGTGTATTTCGTAATCTGCGCCTGGAAGTAATCGAGTCGTAGACGTACGACTCGGTCCCAATGTTCTTCTCCCTTTCCATCCGCCTTGTAATGAGTTCCTCCGACCTGCCTGCTGTTAGCTACTCCTTGAATTCGGTTCTTGGTCCCCATGATCTATTTCCTTCCCATTCGATGGTGCTGCGCACCTTCTGGCAGGTGAAGCACACTTGAGTAAGAGCGTCCATAAAGCTGCTGAACGCCACTTGTTGGACGTGTCTTCCTTCGCACTCCTTTATCTGTCGACGAACTGCCTCCACGTCCGGAAGCTTTTCGTAACGAAACAGCGTTTTGTCACCAGTAATCGGGATCTTTAAATCGGGGGCAGCTAACGGTTGTTTGAGGTTTGGAAGGCGCTTTGCCATGTATCACCTATAAGGATTACGTCAAGACTTGTCCAGACCACCCCGACCTAGTGGGTTGGGGGTGTAGTACCACCCGGTTTTGGACCCAATAGGACGTTAACCTTTTCCCACATCCCTTCGGGCATTTCGATTCGTAGAGTCTCCAGATACTTCGCTCCCGTCTGGAAGATGGGGTTCAGGAAGCGATTTCCCATCATAACCTCGGCCGAGCAGCGGCAGCAGAGCTCCAGCATGTCCGCCACCTTGAGGACCAGAAGCTCTTCCCCTGAGAGCTTGTCGCAACAGCGGAAGTTCAGGGTGTACGCCTGATCCATCCGGCGCTCCAACTCGTCCACCACCTTCCCGAAGTTGCCGAACCACTTCGCCGTGGCGGGGATGTCCCCCGTGAGAAACTCGTAAGCGTCGTGCTCCAGGATTGCTTGGACCAGATCCACGCTGGGAGCCTCCCAATGCAGATAGAATGCCAGCGCCAGCACCCGAGCCGTGTGGTCCCCGACTGTCTGTTCACGATGAAGAGGCAGGGTGTGGTACCTCTTCACGTCGTACGCTCGAAACAGATTCCCTATTTGTTCAGCCGTCATTCGCTTTCCTTTTGTCGTAGTTCATGCACGCCAATTTCCAGTCCTCCGCTTTGCAGAGGTCTGGGGCCTTATCCAGAAGTGGCGCTGCCACTTCTGTAAAGAACGGTTCGGAGAATCTTTGTCTTCTATTTCCAACGACGAAGTCTTCACACTCCTCCAACCATACTTCGAAATCCCCCTTAATAATCTTGTACGGGGAGACTCCTAATTCAGCGTACGAATGATATTGTGGGGGCACATCCAGAAAATGCCAGTGCCGCTCGTAGACATGGAGATTGTTCGTGACTTGATAGAGACATCCCACCTTGAGTCCAACAGCATGGGCGATGAATTCCAGCAGAAAGGAGAAGTGAACAATGTTTGACCCCAGAGCGCCCCAGACCAAATCATTCGATCGATTGCACACAGTCATGTCCAGGTACTCACCCACCTTGCGGAAATAGATGTGGGTGTTGCAGGGAAGATCATTCTTTTCCGCATTCAGATCGTTGGGGGCGTCCCACATTTCGATCACAGCCCGGCGAGTGTTCGGTTGCCGTAGAAGAAGATCAACGGTAGCTCGGATCTGATCAAATCCGAAATGATTTCTCCAGCGCCAGCCGTATGCTCCGTGAATTTGACCATCAGCTTCGGCGTACTGCGCCATCCGAGGATTAATATTAGACAACCAGTCGACTGAGCGGCACCCCGCCATCATCCACAAGCACTCGGCGAAGTGGAAATAAGGATTTTCCTTCCGTTGGGGTACGAACAGCACTCTGTGAGTAGGCTCCAGAGTACAGAGGGTCACGGGTTCAAGAATCGTTTTGACCCTTCCATTCCGCGATCCCTCGATGATCGCCTTGATGCGCATGTTCCACAACACTTCGTGAAATAGGCTACTCGCCTCCAGGGACCTGAGTTCCATCTTTTAGTTCCTCCACTGTCAAATTGAAATGCTTCGCAAACGCATTGGCGGCTTCCGAAGAAGCGAAGACAACTACCTGCCAATCGTTCCCCACTGCGATAAGGGCTGTAAGTCTTCCGTCGGGGTACTGAAATCGCTTTACCAGCTTCCCGTCAGTACCTTTGCTTTGGAAATCCTGATCCGTCATACGCCTTCCAGTATTTGGAAAATTCGCACAGACAGTTCTGGAAGTCTTGCATGCAGATGTTCAAGCCTTCCGGGAAATGTTCCTCTTCCAGCCGGTGGTATAGCTGGGTAGCAAGGGGCAGAAAATGCCTCTCAGTAACGTCCTGACCAGTCAGGACCGCACGGAGACCCCGCAGGCTACCCGGCCCTACTGCTGCCCAGCTCCACCAGTCTGCGGCCTTTTCGAGGGGGTGGTGAGGTATATTCTTGATGTCTGCGACAATCTGAGCAGACAGAAAGCTGCCCAGTCCTTTGAATTGCCGGAAGTATCCAAAGTAACACTCAAGAGAGTGTTCTCCGGGGAGATATCTCGTGGTGTGGTCCTGAACCGTAGACGCGATATCCACGATGTAATCTACCTTATCCATCTGGACGCCGCAAGTCGTGATGAGATAGGCGGCATTTAAGATCTTGGCTCCGAGAGCTCGCCGGGCTTTGATCTTATTTCGGATGTATTCGTCACTCCAGATGTCCGGAAAGCCGAGGTCGGCCAGAGTCTCAGGGAGATTGAGAAGGCGAGCAAGAACCAGAGCCGGAAAGAGATTCTCATGGAAAACAAATGGGTTCCGCCAATGTTCGGCGATCCACCGGGTGACTCGATCATCTTCTCTTCGAACATTGGTAAAGCGATAGCTATCGAGGATCGAGTCCTTCGTCCATGGGCGGGGTGCTCCCTCCAGCTTCAGCTGGAGGATCTTCCTGCGCTCCTTGATCCAATATGCTAGGAGCGCCCTCCGCTCCGCTTGCTCGTCGTTGTCCATATTCATACGCTGCCTTCCATTGGATGATTACATCTTCTCGTTCTTGCCCCTGCCACGCGGTCTTCGTAGTCTTCTTGACAACGTTTACAAACTCCGGGAATTTCTCCTGAAGTTGACGCGCGGCCAGCCCCTGACTAAACATCGTTCGATACGTAGAGCATCCACCGGCGGAATTACTCCCGCCTTGATTCTGCACGATCCAGTTAATGGTTCGGTGGGCGCACCCCCGAGTAAGAAGGCTCAGCTGGACGTAGAAATCTTCCATCAAGCTAACTTCGCTGAACTTGATGTCGTAATATCTTAGGATATCAGCGCGATACGCCAAGGCGCGGAGCGCGCGGGTGTTCGTGATGTAACGTTCCGTTCTGCGATTGCCACCCTCACGCGGAGCAATCGCCGCATGGCAGAACATATTCAGTGAAAGATCTATGTCGTTGATTGCCTTAACGATTTCACTGTCGGTAGAGGTCCGGAATTTGCTGGGGTCGTCCTTCCGGCGAGTAGCGAAGACAAGGTCATCGTCTAGCATCAAGACCTTGGACTGGCCCGCGCTTAGGGCAATGTCACAGATTGCTTGTCTTGCAGGGCCAATTCCTGGAGTGTCCATACCTACGATGGACGCCGCTCCCAATCCGACATACGATTTAACTTCCTCCATTGGGACTACTAGAAGGACTTGTTTTCGAATTTCCTGCGGTAGAGTCATCAAGGTCACCTGCCGCGTGGCCCGAGCTCTACTTGGAATGGCTATGAGCATGGATCAGATCTCCAAAAGAAAACACCCCTCACCAGGAGGGGTGTTCTCAGGGGGGACGCCGGCGACGGTTACTTCGTGGCGACGGCGGGCTGGCCCTTGACGGCGGTCGGCGGGACGGGGGTCCCGGCGGGCGCCGGAGCCGCGGGCTTCTCGGCCTTGGCCTTCTTCTCGACCATCTTCGGGGTGTAGCCGGAGATGGTAATGAAGCCCCGCGCCGAATCCCAGGACAGATCGCCGAAGGTGCCGCCCTTGGCGATGAAGTCGCCGACGGTCTTCGAGGTCTTGTAGTGCTCGAAGCGATCGTAGGACTTGGAGCCGACGCGCTTCGGGTTCTTCTCGGACTTCAGCGTGATGGTGGCGTTCTTGTCGAAATTCTTGCTCGTACGGTCCCGCGGAGCCGTCGCGGGCGACGGGGTGGCGGGCTTGTTCGCCGGGGCGGTCGCTCCCGGCTGGGTCTGCGGCTTCACTTCGGCCATGGGGCCTCCTTGTTTGGAAAATGGAAACTACAGTGCGAGTATAGCTCGATCGCATGGGAAAAGCAAGCATTATCGCTTGAACGTCTTTAATCTTCGCACGAAGGCAGCCTGCACATCATCTTTGGATTTAAGAGACTCAATTACGTCTTGATCCAGTGTGTCCCGGGCCACGATTCGGTACACAATGACGTGATTCTGCTGCTGCCCCTGACGATAAACCCGACGGAGAGCTTGGTCGTAATGCTCGAAATTCCAGGTCATTCCGTAGAAACAGACCCGATTGCACGCTTCTTGGAGATTGAGACCATGACCCATACTGGCTGGATGACCGATAAGTAGAGGCAATTCTCCGCGATTAAATCGCTCGATGGCAGATTGTGCCGCTTTCGGGGATACGCCACCATGAATGACAGGGGCATTGGGAAATCTCTCCGCCATCCTCTCATAGTCGTGTTGGAACTCGTACAGCACAAGGAGAGGCTGACCTTGGAGCTCCTCCACGAGATCATCCAAAGCGTCCAGCTTGGCATCGTGAATTTTGTGAAACTGACGGCGTCCCGTACCTTCCGTAGGAACTTCACTGTAGATGGCCCCGTTGGACACTTGACGGCATTTACCTCCGGCGACCGCAGCGTTCGCGGCTACGATCTCCTCTTCCTGTATCTGCGTAATGAATGCAATTTCCAGTTGACGGTACACCTTGCGAGCTTCGGGCGGAAGATCCACAAGAATGTCCTGAAATATGAGATCTGGCATGTCCAGCCAATCCTCTGCCTTGAGGCGTAGGACCATAGGATCAATCTTGGCGGCGATGCGCTCAGCCGAATTCATTTTCGGCTGCCAGTCGTACCCACCAAATCCGGACGGGTAGAAGTACTCGTTGCGATAGTGAGTGATGAACCGCCCCAGCGCAAGTCCCTGATCCAGAATGTAAATCTGCCCGAACAAGTCCAGCAGCGATCGTGGGGCGGGCGTGCCAGTCAAGATCCAGCGCCGCTTGAAGCTCGGCACCATCTGGCGCATGGCTTTGAATCGCTTGGTGGACGAATTCTTGAACTTGGTGCTCTCGTCCACGCAGAGGATGTCAGCCCCGATACGCCGAAAGCGATTGTTCTCAAGAAGCCACGAAATCGCATCGGGGTTGATAAGAAAGATATCAGCCTCAAGGTCGAGACATTGCTCCTTCTGGGCACCGTGGACGATGCAGTACGACAACTCGTTGAAATCAGCCCACTTCTGGATTTCGTCGGGCCACGTCACCATCATCGGACGCAGGGGCGCTATCACCAGCATCCGCTTGTTGATCTTCTGCTGTTTGAGGATCTGGAACGCCGTCAGGGCTATTGACGTCTTGCCCAGCCCCGGATCCAAGAACATCCCGCCGCAGCCCTGAGAAATCAGGAGGCGGATGGCCTTCTTCTGGTAATCTCTAGCGGGCCAATAGGACTTCGACTGCTCGCTCGAAGGTATGGCAGACATAGACCTCAAAGCCCCTCTTAATTAGTAACCTGTGGATGTAATCCTGCAATGGTCTTGCTTCTTCCTTCACCCGTTTGAATTCAATGAATACCGCGCGCCCTCCATAGTCTAGAAATACACGATCCGGCCAACCGCGCCGACCCAGAAGATTGAGCTTAACAACGACCCCGTCTTGCGCTTCCCACCAATCGACGACGTCCTGCTCAGTCTTCTTTTCTAATACCGACACGGACCTCCTTTGCGCTGGGAGAAGTCGCACCACAGACAGTGTTGTCCGGGACGTGGGGAGAAGAATGTGTCGTTGAGCATCGGCTCGGCTCGCTTCATCCAGATTACTTGCTTCTCTGCGAGATTCTCCCGCTTCAGGGTGTCAGTCACCCCGTGTCCTTGATCGATGTAAATCGTGGTGATGCTGGCCTCGTCAGTCTTTGGGCGGCTGGATAGCCCCATGATCAGATAGAGCTCACGCTGGTAGACGTGGTCTTCCCACACCTTCCCGGTTTTCCATTCACCGAGATGCAGCGCGGGAGGGTCCTCCAGCAAGGCATCTATGACGCCCCGCACCCATGCTTCGGGAGAGTCCCATGGCACGACTTCCCAGCGGTCGTTGAATGCCACGCGAACTTCAGGCTCAAAACCATCGTCTCGCATGGCCTCCGCCCGGTTGACCGCGAACTGCGGCAGCGCCTCGGTCCAAGAACCAGACTTTAGGTAGCTCTCTAAGACTTCATGGATAAAAGAGCCACGCGCTGCCGCCGGACCCTTCGGCCCCATGGGAACTCGGTCCTTGTGGCGAAATTTGAACGCCAGCGGGCATTTCTGGTAGAGCCCGTACTGGCTAAGAGTCCATGGCATGGAGTTCTCCGAAGTTATAGCCCCAGAAGCCCTCGGAGCGCATGGGGACGTCAAAGCGGTCGCGATTCATGACCTCTTTGAGAATCTTCATGTCCATGATGAGGTCATCTTCGGGCACGGAGATGTCAATTTCATCGTGCATGGCGATGA